GAAGGAGTAACAGTTGCCTTATAATCGAAATTACCAACAAGATCATCTTTTTCAATAATTGGAAAACTTTCTTTTCCATCATCTCCAACAATACGTATCATTGTTTCCTTTGTTAAGAACTGACCGTAAAGAGATATCCAATAACGCATCAATGTAGCGTATCCATCTCCAAGATGGTTAATGAATAGTCTTACACGCTCTAATGTAGACTCACGTAAATGTCTAACCTCAGTAGCGCTACTAGCTCCACCACCTACACCCATAGAGAAATCATCAACACCAGACGCGTAACGCATATCTGATTTAAGCATTTCTTCCTCTTTGTATGCACTAGGTTTAACGTCTGAAAATTGAACCTCTCTTACACCCTGAGGGTCATGAGAATAAATGATACCAAACGGACGAGTAACTAATTCAGATCTATCTACATTGGCCAATGGGTTAACAATCCACATTTTATGGATGTTAAGTGTTACTGAGTCAAGTCTTTGATTCTTAATCAAGTTAAGCATTAACTGTGGGTTCTCAAGTACAGCAGGTAATCCATATCCTTCAAACTCGTTAGGAAGTTTTAAGTATGGCACCTCAATGAAAGGACACTCTTTGAAGTCATACAAAATTGGCATTGAACCTTTATCAAAGACTGGAACGTCATTAACCATTACAGAATAAGCATCATCAAACGGTCTTGTCCATTCAAATACCTCATGCATTTTTAAGTCAGGATCATCTGCTGATTGATATATGTCATTGCTCAATCCACCGAAACCGTTATTTCTATCAGCTCCCTTTACTATTTTCTCTTGTGTAAACTTAACCTCGTTTCTAATTGAAGCGTAATCTTCCAAATCTCCAGAGCCTCCAGTAAAAGCCATTTCTAACCTTGCTGGATTAGCTCCTGGATATCGTCTTTTTATTTCTGATCCAGGCAAAACTAAACGCTTAAACCAGAACTGCTTTAATTCTCTTTTTATGTTGTGCCAATCATACCAAAGGTCATAATTATCAACCCACTCAGCGTAAGGCGCATCATAAAAAGTTTTTGTTTTGTCTGTCCACTTAAGACGTTTCTTTGTTAAATCTTTAGTATCTAGAAACTTGTGTGTTCTAACATCCTTCTTCCAACTAACCTGCATGTATGATGTTCCGTAAATAAGAGCAGACCTTGTAACCATCTCATTCACTTCATCCATATTTGCGATTTCCCAGGTGTAATCCATCAAACTTTGTAGTTTTCCTGATTTCATTTGGTCGTCTTCGTTTCTACCCATTAAATTAAACTCTGGTCTAGCATCAACAATTCTAGGAATCAAAGTTTCAATAGTTGCGTTAATGTATGGAACAAAAATATTAGCTTGCCATGATTTTATTTCCTTGGCACGATCTCCGTTATATGAGATGTAAAGTTTATAGTATCTATCTAGTCGCGGTTTTACACACGATAGAAAATACCTTCTCGCATCATCTCTTTGCAAGAAGAACTTGTTCATTAGAGCTACCTCCTTTTTCCCAAAGTCAGAAGCTCTGTAAGAAGTTTTCTTTGACATAATATTAGTACGAAAAATTAATTGGCAAATGACCAGCGTAATCAATTTGTTCTAATTTTTTATCGTTTATTATTTTAAATCCTTGATATCCTATAGCCGCTCCAAAGAGACTGTCATCATGATATCCATAAGGAACAACCATGTTCCCATTCTCGTTATAAACAAACGCAGACATTTCATCCAGAATCTCTCTGCTTCTTATTGTTAATACACCTTCTCTGATTACCTGATTGAAATCATCAATAAGAAATAGTCTTGTTGCCTTAGTAGTCTTCCATCCCATCTTATCGCTAAAGCTAGAAGAGATAGTTTCAATCTTTGAAGGTCTAAAGTATAAGCTTGGATAAACTAGATCCTTCAATTTAGTTAAGGTAGTTAATCCGTGATTATTTACCTCAACAACCATCAATGCATTATTATACTTCCTTCCCCACTTATCTAACTTTTTACCGAATATATCTGGAGGAACAAAGCCTCTAAAAAAGGCTACCTCCTCACCAGTCTTCCTATCCCATATAACAGCAGTTGAATAATCTCCACCATCTACACCTTCAGCTACATCAACCCCTACTACATAAATGCCTTCACTGTTTGGTTCCTGATAAATACGTAAAAAATCTTCTTCGTGAACTGTTCTCGAGACTCCACTCTTATCTATAAACTCATCTCCAACATTCACTGTGAATGCTCGTAGTTTTTTTAATAGCGCTGTGTCGAAAACATTTCTTCCAGATGCAAGAAAACCTAATTCGTATTCTTGCTCAAAACGTCTCGGATCGTTTATTCTTTTTCTTATTAAATCTATATCTCTCTCGCTATATTCCCACCACCATCCGTATTCTTTCTTTGTGTATCCATTATCAGAAACCCACATACGATGGAATAAATTACCGATTCCGTTTGGTGTTGTTTCTACTACGATAGAACCTCCTAACGGAACTGAATTCTCTAGCGCATTCATTTTCTCTTCTGGCTTGTCCCAAAAAGCTAACTCGGTACATAGAACATTATTAAGCGTATATCCACGACCTACAGTATCACTTGAAGGAAGCACCAAAATCTTTGAGTTCATCTTAGGGAAACTAATCTCATACTTAGAGTTATAGTGAATGGTTGGTCTTATACTTACAGGAGTAGTTCTGTAAAACGTCTTAATCTTATCAAGCAACTCACTTGTTAACTCACTATTATATCCAATCAAAGCAGTTGTCATTCCAGGGTTAGTAATAGTGTTGTGATAGAAATATCCAGAGATAGCTGTTGAGAAGCCAATTTGCCTCGCTTTGAGGCAAAGTACGCGACTACTTGTTCTAAGTGCATTGAATAAATCCTTTTGAGCCTCTTTCAGTCTAAACGGAATAAGCGCACCATCTTTAGATTTAACCTTACAGAAATTTTCTAAGTAGAACTTTGGATCACGGAGCTTTTTCAAATCAACCTTTTTAGTCATACAAATGTTTCTCCCAATCATGCTCATCCTCCTTCTTTTTACGTAAGGTGTCTGGCATCTCTGGTTGTTTAACCTCGTATTCCTCACCTTCAAGGTCACCATCTACTTTCTTGCTTTTTATCTCAGCTCCATCAATGGCTTTTATAAGAGCGTCTTCCCAATTATCACTTGCCACTTCTTCATCATTGTATTTATCTAATCCAACTGATTTCAATAATGTTTGATACGCCTTAAGTTTTACCTCATCCTTTTGAGCGCTATCGCACAAGTCTTTAATACCAGTAACGATGTAGTCTAAAGAAATATTATTCTTAGCTAGAGCGTTATGATATTCTTTTCTGATTGCCATTTTATCGAATGTTCGATAAACCTCAGCGGCAGTTCTCATGCCTGTTATTTTCTTCAATTCAGTAATATTCGTAATACCTTCTGATAAAGCCTTTAAAAGCAAATTCTGAGCATATTCATTTTTTCTATACCAAGAGTATTTCGAACTATTAAATGTTACTGGTTTTAATTTATTTTCCATCTTTTCTTTGGAACTTTGCCATCATCTTTTCTTTGAAACCCTTATGTTTTACATAAGAAAAGCTATGATTTAGAACTATGAAATCGTAGATAGGTTCACCTAGTTCGTCATTCTTCTGATAGCAATAATCAATAATAAAATCCACAAATGTGAGAAAGGGCATCTTTTTCTTTTCGCCTAACTCAAGTAACTCAAGGCGTTCGTCTAATTGATACACCAAAACAAGATGCTCGAACCCAATGTGTTTATACGGAAACTCAAACCTAGTATTTAATGCATCCATCTCTAGTAAGTCTGGATAGAAGTTGTCTATGTAACTAGACAGCTTACTGTAGAACCCATTAGAGTTAAATATTAATCTATGATCGTGATTAACAAAGTTTCTAACGAATAATCCAAACGCAACATCCATGCACATGCCATTTGACTTTTTATTCTGCCAATTAACACCACGCGTTTTTCCGTTATAAGTGAATCGTCTTAAAGCCCAGTTCATTCTGATTAAAATGTCCCAGTTCATTCTCTGAAATTGCTTGAAAATTTTCTTTGTAGTTCTAATGTACTCTCTTGTTGTTTCAGGATAATTGTTATAAGCAGTGATCTGCTCTATCTTACAATACCTTCGTATCCTTTTCTTCTTTGAAAACACTTTTTCATATTTCCTTACTGGCATCTTCATATTTTATATCTTATTCATTTTTCTATACGATTGGTGGCATACCAGCAGTCAACGTATCTTGTACTCCCGTTGCATCAGCGTTGTCTTCTAATCCTGGAACTGGTGGAGTATTACTCTCAACAGGTGGAATAGGAGGCATACCATCAGTAGGAATTATAGGAGGAATTCCTTCATCTGCTAATGGGGCTGGCATTCCTTCTGTTGGTGGCATAGGAGCTTGTCCCTGTCCCATGTCATTCTCTCCAGGAGCAACGCCCTTGAAAACACTTTCAAATAATGCGACTAGATCTGGGTCTTGCGCATAGAGCTTACTCATAAACGCGCTTATTGAAGCTTGATCACTAGGATCAACG